ACCTTACTAACTGACCCCGATGGGGTCCGGAAGTTCGGCGCAAATATTTAAACATCCGGCGCCAAAACAAATCTCTGCCCCTATCATAGAAATGGCAAGCGCAGAGATTCACAAGGAAAAAGTGTTTGACGCCAGGCTTCTACAGCCCGAGCAGCGTTTTGCCGTCGTCCAGGGCGGTGCCAACGTGACTGCCGCTCCGTACAATGCTATCGCAGCCACTACGTCCCAGCACTCCTTTAATATCAACGTGCCGTCGTTGAATATCTTCACGGACCGCAACCTGCTGTGGAACTCTAACGTCTATCAGACTTTCTCGGCAACCCAGACCGCTGCCAACCCTTCCACATGGGCTGCTGGTAATGCTATCGCGTCCCCTACCTATGTGGCTGTCCCCGGCAAGGACTTTGCTCTGTGTGCCTACCCGTTGTTGTCTATGCTTAGCACGGCTCAGGCGACCATCAACGATACCTCCGTTGTGGCTAACTTGGGTGACACGCTGAAGGAAATCCTCCGTCTGCGTGACTACAAGAAGAACCGTTTGGCTTCCTCTTGTCCCAAGATTATGGACCGCTATGCTGTGAATAGCGATGGCGCTGGCACTGTCGCCTCCTCGCTGGGTGGCTTTGAGAACTTCGTCGGTGAGGGCAGCACTCCTAACGGTGCGTGGTTCAACCTGTTCTTCACGGACTCCAACGGTGGGGTGCTGACTGGTGGTGCCAATGCTCTGGGTCAGGTTGGTGCTTACGCCGTGGGTGCTTTCTACCAGATGTACCTGAACGGTATCCCCATCCGTACTCCTGCTCCCCAGGGCGGTCAGACCGTTCAGCAGATGTTGTTGGCGCTGACTGGTGTCACTGGAACCCCTGTGGTTGATGCCGGTGTGGGTGCGGCTTACACCCTCTACATCAAGTGGGCTGCGACCGAGTCCATCGTTCTGTCGCCTTTCATCTTTGCGTCCGGTGCGGAGTACAGCGAGTGCGGTATCTTTGGTATCAACAACATCCAGCTGGTTTTCAACATTGACCCTCTTTTGGCGTCTCGTGTGGTGCGCGCCATCAATGCTGCCGGTGGTCCTACCATCGGTCAGGCTGCCTTCTTCAACGCTGGTGCCGCCAATGGCTTTGAGGGTTCTCGTGTGATGGTGAGCTACATCACTCCCCCTCTGTCACTGGAGCTGCCTGCTCTGTCATCGGTGCCATACATTGAGTACCCTCGTTATGTGTCACAGGGTCAGCAGTTCAGTGCCATCGCACCCGGTGCCTCGCAGCCGCTCCAGAGCCAGACTATCACTGTGCCATACATCCCCGATGCCCTGGTTATCTGGGCTAAGCCTACTTACTCCTCTTTGGCGGGTCTGCCCGGTGGTCCTAACGCCTATGGTGACTTCTACCTGCCCCTGGACTATGCCACTAATAACCCACTCGCAATCCAGTGGGACAACCGTGCCGGTATCCTCAGCACCCATACACACGCTATGCTCCACAAGATGTCTATCGCCAACGGTCTTGATATGGACTATGAGACATGGTCCGGTGTCGCTTTTACTGCGGATGATGATGCGACTGTGTCTGCTCGCAAGGCACTGGTCGGTGGTCCTCTGGTGATTCGTTATGCTACTGATATACCCCTGCTTCCAGGGCAATCCTGCTCTATCGTGGGAAATTATACGTTGTCATATGTTGTGACTGTCCGCAACAACTTGTCGCAGTCGGTGGTGCCTGCTCTTTACACGATGATTCTGGGGTCCGGCTTCTTCCAGACTCGCGCAGGTAGCTCACGTGTCATCAAGGGAATTCTTACCGAGGCTGATGTGGTGGCTGCTCCTATGGCACCCGAGCATGATGTGGCTGGTATGCGCCGCATGGTGGGTCACGGTATCTTTGACCGTCTGGGGTCAATGTTGTCAAAGGCAAAGCACGTCTATACTGCCACCAAGCCCGCGATGTCTGCGCTGAAGGATGCGCTCCCCGAGGGCATGGTTAAGGATGTGATGGGTAAGGTCGGATACGGTCCTGCGGGTGCTGGTTCTGCCGGTGCCGGTAAGCGCAAGGGTCTGGCTGCGCGTCTGATGTAAGTCGGCTTAATAAAACCTCCGGCATAGTCAGGGGAGGACAACGCCTATCGTATCACGCCGCACTTTGTTTATCGCGGGTTTTCATGCGACCCCCCCCTCACATATTGACAGATATGACTTTAATAAAGTCTTGTCTATCATTAGAATGTCCTATGTCCCAAGTGGTGGCTCCGCTAATATTAGTAGCACTACTGGCAGCGGTATCGTTGTATCAAGTGGTTCCATATTATCATCAGGTCTCGTCGCAGGAACAAACATTACCCTCACACCAGACGCGGCTTTCGGTGGAAAAGGTCTCCGCATTGACGCTGGAGGTGGGGGAGGTGGTTTGGCATCCGTCACATCGTCTAATGGTAGCGGCATCAATGTCGCCCAAGTCGGTGCGAATGCCAACTTAACGAGCGCTCTCGTAGCCGGTCAGGGATTGGCTTTAACACCCAGCCCAACGACCAAAAATTTGACAATCACTAATACCCAGACGGTTCAGCCTACGGGGAATGGCTGTGGTATTGCTACAAGCACGGATGTAAATGGAAACACAAAGGTTCAGGCGAACCTGGTGGCGGGGACTGGTATTCAACTAACACCAAGTGGTCTGAATACTTCGCTTACGATTGCCGCCACTGGAACGCAGCAAATCCTCGCTGGGGCCAATATGGATGTTTTCAATCCATTTTCCACTACACCCACCGTAGCACTACAGCCATCGGTAGAGCTTCCATCTGGCGGCTATATTTCGGTGAATAGGACTGCTGGTATTCTCAACACGCAGGATGTCGCCGAACTATGGGCTGACAATGGGAACGGTTATGTTTATGTGGCTTCTGATGGCTCTCTGGGACATTGGGATATTGCTGGTGGGTTGCCTGGGTTCGCTGACTGGTTCATATCACCAAATGGAACATCGGTCCTCAGCACGCTGACGTGTAATACTGCTTTAAACGTTCAGGGTGTTGCTACAGTTCAAACAGCTATTCCGAATGTCCTCACCAGTCCATCATACCCAGGTGGTGCGAATGACAGGATGACTATCACTAACGAGGCAAATACGTTTTTTGTCTTTGTATCAAAGGATGGCACCCTCGGCGGCTATACTACACCATCGGGCAGCCCACCAAGTGCGGGAGTGTGGAACATCAGCAACACGGGAACGGTAAATGCCCCATCTGTTATCACGAGCAACGTCTCAACAGCTGCTCTGTCATCAACGACAGCATCAACGGGGACACTCACGCTCACAACCGGAAACTGTGCGTTGTCTTCCTCCGCAGGGAGCAACCGCATCCAAGTCACTACTCCTGGCGGTCCGCAGGTGTTGGCTTACCAGACCGATATTTCACCGCCACAAACACTTCAGGAGGTGTGTCAAACAGGCAATGAGGTGTCTCCACTTGGTATTAAGTTCCTACCACCAACAGCAACACCAGGTGCCTATGTCCGCAGTGATGCGACTAACACTCTTAACATTGTAAGTTCAACACTTGCTGGACCTGCTACACTCAGTATGGACCAACAAGGAGCAATAACCACGGGAACCCTGAACTTTCAGGGAGGCAACCTGACACTGTCATCTGCTGCTACAACTGGGCGTATCCAGGTGGCGGGAGCAACATCACCCGAGCAATTGGCCTACTTGAGCGACCTCGGCGGGGGAGGTGGTGGTGTTGCCTCTGTGTCAGCCGGTTCCAATATTTCTGTGACAGGCACAGCCACCGCCCCAGTGGTTAATCTGGCAACCTCGCCTAACATTTCTGGAAATCTGACAGTCAGTGGGACAGGTACTGCGAATGTGTTTGCGTCTGCCGCATGGATGCCAGGGCTACAGATTGTAAATAATCCTTTAAGCCCTACTACGCTGGGAGTGAGTGCCTATCCACCATCATCCAGTGTTCTGGCATTTCTGAGTTCTGATGGTTCTACACCTTGTCAGGTGCGTGTGATAGGCACAACACAGATTACCTCTGCTGTGTCGGGTGGCTCAACCGCTACGCTGTCCTCAACAAACAATAACCTGAATATCAACAACGTCCGCGCTCTTACACAGACAACCGGTCTGAACTACCTTGGTATTCAGACAGCTACTGTGGCTCCTGGAACTATCACACTTACGGCTGCTAACTTCGGACAGACCCTCTTATATGACTTGAATGCGACAGGGACACTAACAATCAACCTCCCCACAATCAGTCAGGGAACTGTCCCACTTGGCTCCTTTATTAACATTGGTCGCCAGGTGAATGATGCTACACCATCTGTTACTATTATTGTAAAACAATCAATTGGCTCACCTGCTACAGACATAACTATCACGGCGCTCAATCAGATGCTGACTTTCATCCTGACAGTCTATAGCAGCACTACACCAC